CAAATAAATCTTTAATTGTATAATATGGATGAAAAGGTATAGTGTCTTGTTTACCTTTTACGTCAATACCTATAGGATTGTTTGAACCGAATTTATGTAATGCAATTAAGTGTAAAATTACTACACCTACTATTACAAAAGGTAATACAAAGTGTAAACTAAAAAATCTATTTAATGTAGCATTATCAACACTAAAACCACCCCATAGCCACGTCACTACACTTTCGCCTATCAAAGGTAACGCACTAAACAGATTTGTAATTACCGTTGCACCCCAAAAACTCATTTGACCCCATGGCAAAACATAACCCATAAAAGCAGTTGCCATCATCAGTAATAATATCAATACACCAAGAATCCAAAGAAGTTCACGCGGCGCTTTATAAGACCCGTAATACAGCCCACGAAATATGTGTATGTATGTAACTATAAAAAAGAAGCTAGCACCATTCATATGAATGTATCTTAATAACCAACCGTGATTAACATCTCTCATAATTCTTTCAACAGAATCAAATGCATAATCAATATGAGCGGTATAGTGCATACTTAATACAATACCTGTAATTATCATTATAACAAGTGTGATACCTGCTAATGAACCAAAGTTCCAAAAGTAATTTAAATTTTTAGGTGTTGGATATTCAGTAAGTTCATGATTTAAGAATGAAAATAAACCAAGTCTATAATCAATCCAGTTCACTATAGGATTTTTAAATTTAGTTTTTGCCATTAAAAGTCTACGTCTATTCCATTTATACTATATGTTTTTCCATTAAAGCCTTTATCCATTTTTTCGATGTCAGTCATCTTTTCACTGTTAATCCTTATCCATGGATTGAACTTCTTCGGCTTCGGCTCTTCTACCACAGATCGGGCAGTAAACAGGTTTTTTATATGATGCAACAAAGGAAGTTTCATAACATTCTTCGCAATCTATCTGGTAATCTTTCAAGAATTTCTTCCTTTCTTTTTTTAGATGCTGTTGACCATTCTGCAATTTCTTGTGTTGACCGGCCGCAACCAATGCAAAAATCATTTTGTAGAGTACATATTTTTATACAAGGTGAAACGACTTTAGAAATCGATTTCACAGGCACCACCTGCGCAGGCGGCTGCAGCGAGTGTATCAACATCAGTATACTTTCTTTCTTTTATATCTTCTCTCCAATCAACGGTTTTAAGTGTTGATTGTATTTTATTCCACTTATGTAATAAGTACGCATCTTTTAAACAATGTTCTGCTACATCTGAATCTGAATTTAGATAATTATCTCCAAACTTTTTAAATCTTCTTATCCAATCACGCTTCATAGCATTTTCAGAAGTTTCTAAAGATATATCTTCACCAAAACCTTTTGCTGTTGCACATGCATCCCATAAATTATTGAAGACTTTTAACGCGTCAACAACCATACCTGATGCAAAGATTGCAGCATTACCATATTTCTTTACCATATCTTTTGCTGTGATGACTGCGGTGTTTGGTGCTTGATTATAATCTTTATCGCCTGACATTGCTAAGAAAGATATACCTGCAAATGAGTGTCTATTTTCAAAAACATATCTTTCAACATTATCCCAATCATCTACAATAATTGTATTTGATACATTATGTCTTACACCTTTGTCTGCACATAGGTCTTCATTAGTACCTGCTTCTACCCAATACTTTTGAGCTTTCTTTACAAGTTCAAGATGCTTAACGCCTAATAGATCATCTTTATATAAAGAACCTTTCTTCGGCAAGATTGGAAACGACACGACAACGTCTGTCCCACCTGCAGACCATACTGAATCTTCAACCATATAAGGATTAGTCTTCATTATTGCTTGAGTTATTTCAGATTCTTTATTCATTTGTACATTACGTATATACATATTTGAATGTTCAGCATGAATACCTGAAGCAGTTTGTAATAATACAGAAGCATTACCACTTGGTTTTACACATGTGGTTCTTGCCGCAGCATTGATTCCAATAACTTTAGCAACTTCTTTATTTACTTCTTTTACAATCTCTGCACCTTTTTGTAAAACTCTTTCGTTAAACAAAATATCAGGATTATTCATCCATCCTGTAATTGAAACTCCAAGCAATGCTTCTCTATCAAAAATTAATTTTGAAGTATCAGTTAAAAACTTGAAGTCAGTGTACCCAGCTTGTAGGGTACCGAGGATAGACGCCGCTCGACATGCCTTATAAAAGTCTTCCTCGGTATTGCATTTGCCTCCGTTGATTTCAGTTAGGTTACAACCTTGCCAACCTGACTTTTTATTATATTGCGGATACATACCAATCTCAACACATGGATTAGTTGTATGTTCAGTAGATTCAACAAAGACGAAACCCGGTTCGCCAAATTGTTTGACAGATTCCATAATCTTGCCAAACTCTTCAGGTGTAGTTTTATCTCTTACAATTACTGCAGAGTTATTTGATCTACCTCTTTGTGGATTTTCCATGAACCAGTTTCCAGTTTTTGCATTCATCATTTCTTCATCATCTGGTGAAAATAAACAAATAGTTGCTGATCTTCTTACACCACCAGATAATACTGCATCGGCAGCATGCATAGTTATATCATATGCTGTTATTGGTGATAATGCTACTGGTTCTTTTGAGTCTAATACAATACCTTGTAATAAATGTTCTATCTTATCTAATGACCTACGTAAACCATTTGGTCCTGGTGCTTTAAAACCTCCTGATATATAAGCACCTTTAGGTCTTATTTGAGATAAGTCAAAGTATACTCTACGTCCTTCATAATCCGGATATTTTCCGCCGCCTACAAAGAATGAAGACATTAACACATCAAGTGCTGATGCCCAACCTTCAATAGAGTCTTCAACTATATAACCTTTTGCTTGTTTGTTTCTATTCTGTAATTTTGGTAATTTTTTTATGTGATGTTTCTGTACAGAGAATCCTGCTCCAGCACCACATAATAAAATATAAAACACCTCACCAAAGAATGCAGGTCTATCTACATATGATGATGTACAATTATACATTCTCATTTGGTGTTTCATTAACTGTTCACCACCAAATTGTAAAGCACGTTGTGCACCTAATACACGCTGCTCTTTATATGCTTTACGAGCTTCTTCTAAAAATGGCTGTAATGTATTATTATTATTAATATAGTTTTTTTCATGCATGTCTATTACACGGTCTACCGCCTCATCCCATGATTCATACCTATTCTCACTTTCCATAAATCTAGAGTATCCTTCATAGAACTTGGTTTGAGACAAAAATTCCCTCGTGTCAACAAATTGTTGCGTCATTTTTTCCTCTTTATTTTTTGATTGTATTAACTATTATATATTAAAAATGAGTCTTTGTAAAGGACTTTTTAATCATTTTTTGAAAAATATTTTTCTATCATTTCAATTCTATCATAAGCCGCAGCCATTTTATCAAGTTCTGCAATAACGGCTTCAGTTATATCACTATGTTCACCTATACCTGCCGGCATAGTTTGGTATACCTTAATGTTAGCTTTATGTACTTCAAGTTGTCCTTCAGCTTGTTTCTTAGCTGCCAATATTAAATGATCACCTGCTTTCATTTTATTCTCCTATTTTAGCATTCACTTTTCTATGTTTATTCCATGCTACCCAACCACCGAGTCTTAATGCCCAATATGCTAGATAGTTTAAGAAATAAAAACCATTAACTTCAATATTAATATCTCTAAAAACTTCATCCATCCACTTTTGACTTCTAATGCCATTAGTTTTTTTATTTTTTAATAATAATGTTTGATACTTATAACCATAATCATGTATAAGTCCACCTATTAATAATACACCAACAGGTGATAAGAATTGTGCCAAAAATTTAGGTACACTTGCACCATCAAATTTAAATCCTTTAGGTATTATAAAGTTTTGACCTTTTAAAGAATAATTAAAATCTTTTACTACTTCCCAATGTCTTGTTCCAAAAAACCATAAAAACAGTGCTCCCCAAAAACCTTTACCTTTTGTTAGAATAGGGATAGGTTTTAAATGAGGAAAGTCTTTATATTTAAAATTAACTCTATTGTTTATTTTTTTATCAAATAAATTAATAATTAAACCTATGATGACCAATATAATAAAAATAGTCATAGGCCAAAATTGAGTGGCTAAACCTAAAATTAAATCTGTCATTTTTTACTCCTCATTTGTTCTTGCATTGCTAATGCTGATTTACTATCAATACATTGAATATCTATTAAATTCATATTAGGAAATCTAAGTTTAACACCAGCTTTGACATATTGGTTATAAGTTTTAAGATATTCAACGCATTCTAGTTTTGTGTTAAAAGTTACATGTTGATTTATTTTAAAACTAATTAAATCTGAATTAGGATACGCCATAGCTGCTATTAAAAACCAAATCATTACTTTACCTTTTTAGTAAGCCATTTAATACCATCATTATTATGTATTACGACTTCTTCTATAACTTCAAGTTTCTTTTCAATTTTATTAACTTTTATTTCATCCCATAACATATTTGCAATTAAAGATGCCACAATTGATTCAAACATTATTTATTCTCTCTTGGTTTTACTGCTTCTTCATAATATAGTATAACTTCCTTCTGTTGTTCTATATATCTTTTTATTTCTTCAAGGTTTAAAGCTAAATTTTTAAATGATGCAGGATCTAGTCCATATATTACAAATTCACCCATACCAGCTTTAACTTTTTTAATCACTTCAGGCAAGTTTTTTTCTGTTATAACTATTATCTTTGCTTCAAGCATTTTAACACTTTTAGGTTTTTGTGCTACAGCAATAGTAGGTTTTATAACTTTTTCAACAGTTACTATTTCTTTTTCAGGTGTCCAACTACAACTACTTAGTAGCAGTGTTGATACCGTTAAACATGTTAATAACTTCTTCATTTATTCTCTTTTCTGTAGCCGCAGGATCTGCAATACTATTTTTCACTATATCGGTTTCTGCAAGTATCTTTGCAATCTTTTTATTATTTTCTTCAGCAATAGTTAACTTATTATTTAAGTCTTTAGTTAACTTAATTTGCTTTTCCATATTTTCTTTGAGAGCTTTTATTGCGGAGTCTTTTGCCTTAACAGCAACTTCAAGTTTTGCATTATTATCACGTAATATCGCCATTCTTTTCATAGTATCATTATATATGAAATATGCGCCATAACCTATGCCACCAAGTATGGCAATAATAAAAATAAAGATGTAGAGCCTAGCCATAATTGTCTTCTATGTATTTTCTAAATCTCTTTAGTAATACAGGCATTTTATCTTTTTTTCTTCTTCTGTCATGAATAGTACTCGGACCCATGGCGGTATTGATTGGATTTGGAATTGCAGCTGTACTATTAGTAGGTACATCTTCGCTCGCAGCTTGTGCTGCTCTCATATTTTCCGGAGAAGGTGCACCTTTCTCGCCTTTCTTCCTCATTCTTTCACCACGTTTTCTTTTCATATGAATATTATACCATAGACCTTTTGATTTTTCTTGTATATCTTCTTTTTGCATAGCTTTAGTCTTCTTCTTCATAGAATTAATAAAAGCTCGGTAAACAGCAGCTGGTCCGGTTTTACCCATGACACGGGCTCTTTGTTCCATTGCAATCGCAGCTTGAATTTGGTGAGCATGTTTTCTACCTGACTTTTTTATTTTAGCGACAGATGCTTTTGCATCGTCAACAGTTGCGAACTTCAAACCATGAATCGTACCTTTTGGATTCTCATCAGTATATAAATCACTGTGTTTCTTACTATTTGCCGGTTGTCCTTTTTTTCTTGGTATTCTTTTTGTTGCTTCCATAACATCAGTGTTTGCACTTTTACCAGATTGTTTAACCACACGTAATGGATTACCTACCATTCTTTCATATTTTTTAGCAGCAGTCTTTGCGCCGGCTTCTGTACTATGATAACTAAAAGTATAACGAGACTTAGGTGCACTTGGTTGTACTACAACATGTGTATAAGGTTTTACTTTTGAGCCTTTTTGTCTACCACCAATTCTCATGAACCGCCTCCGCCGTTTCCACCGCCGCCGTTACCGCCGCCGTTACCTCCACCGTTACCGCCATTGCCACCTGCACCGTTTCCGCCATTTCCATTACCGTTTCCATTTCCATTACCGTTGCCGTTGCCATTTCCGTTCGTACCATTACCATTTTTTTGTGATGATGATTTACCACCACCAAATCCATACCTTGCAAACCCTGGTTTAGCTATCCTAGAATAATTTTTAGGTACACATGATTTTGTTTTTTCATCATACTTATATCCCGGTGGACATCTAACTGCGGCAAATATTTTCATCTTATTAATTCACTTGCTGTAACAAATACTTTCTTTTCAGTATTAACGTGTGTTGCTTCATATATATCTACACCAAAAACATCGCCAACTGGATAGCAATCATCTTTAATTCTTATTTGATCTTTTGGCCAAACCATTTCTGCGCATGATCCATTTAATAATTTAGGATTTTGAACTTTATAAATCCCTGGCGATAATTGTTTTTCTTCAAGTAAAAACCATTCATTCTTTTCATTTAAAAAATCTAAAACATCGATATCCATTTCTTTGCATATCGTTTTTATTCCTTTATCGCCGACTTTTTCTTTGATAAGAAAGAGCGCGCTCGCAAAAGATCCGAGTTTACTTCCACCTCCTGGAATGTTTGATACGAGCCTTTTAAGGTTAGCGGCAAGGCGAATGAAAGGAGTATAAGCAGACTTTTTTTCATCATTATCCAATTTTACACTCCTCTGTCTTTTACCGTTTTCATCAATAATACCTAATTTATATGCGTCCCAATTCTTCCAATCCATAGCCATTAAACGAATGAATCGAAAAGTATATGCTAAATCAGCTGCTCTTTTAACTAATCCCATTAAATCTTCCTTAATGCTTCTACTACTGTTGGATCCATTGTGATTCCAGTATATTGATCATTTTTAATATATTTTAAAAAAATTAAAAATGGTTTAACTATCGGCCAATGTTTCTCCTCAAGTTTCAAATCTAAAATATTCAAAGCAGCTTCAATACCAAACATATTAAATATTACAATCAAATGATTTAATATAAGTCTTTCGGACAAATCATCAGTTTCAAGATAACGATTCAATAATCTTTTAATATATTTAAATCTTTTCAAATCTTCATGAAAATCTTCAATGTCTGAAAAAGTTGGATTACTATAATGCTTTGCAGCATACAGCAATAAGTTCTTTTCAGTTAGTTTTTTAAATCTCAACATATAATTATATATTAAGATTAAATAACTTCTTTCAACTCCTCAATCAAATCAGATTTATTTTTTCTTCTATCAAGTTCGATACCGTGTTCTCTACCAATAGCTTCTAATTCAAGCTTTGTCTTTGATTCGAGATCATCTTCTGTAATTAACTCATCTTTAGCTTCTTCAAAAGTTGTTGGTGATTCTTTCAACATAGTAACTTCTGGTTTTATACCATAGTACTCATTAATGTCTTCTGAACTTATTTTTCTTGAAACTAAAAGTTCATTTGTTCTTGGATGCCTCCAACCTTGTGGTGTTGGTATCGCATCTTTCTGAAAGTTTGGTGGTGATATAGCCATTATTAATTTCCTCTTTTCCTCATTCTTAAACCTATCCTTTGATCCATAGTTCTAGGTAAGTTACTTTGTGGTTTCATTCTTGCCTTACCTTTTTCAGGTTTATTGCCAGAGTGGTCTCCATGAAATCCAGCTTGATAAGCTTTTTCTATACCTTTGTCTTTATGCTTTGCAGAAAAAGCATCCATTTTACCGCTCTTCATTCTACCTTTCATTCCTTTTGGAGCTCTTATTGCTGGCTTTTTACCAGTGAATGCAGATTGGTCTTGTTTTTCACCAGCACGAAAAGCTTTTTTCAATACTGCTTTACGGTCAGTACCAGATCCTTTTATAGATCCTTCATTTTTTTTTCCTACTACTTCGTTAACAGCATTTAACAATTGATCCATAGTCTTTCCGAATATACCGTATTTGTCAATCGTACTTTCCATTTTAGCGGTTGGATCTTTTATCGGTGTTGCACCAGGAACAATATTTATATCGCCTTTATCAAGGTTATCTCCACCAGAACGTTTTTTAGATTTCTTCATTTTCTTTTCAGCCGATTTAGCTGCGTTATCGTCTGCTGCTTTTTTTCCATCGGCTGCAACTTCTTTCGGTGTATTTATCATGTCCATAGCACCTTTAGAAGATTTACTTATATCATGCATTCCTTCCGGCTCAGTAGCACCTTTATAATGTGCCTTTCTGTCGCCTTCATAGAGTGATAATAATTTTTCTCTAAAAGTCATTGTACTCTCTTTCTTTACTGATTCTTTTTTTGCTTTTGCATCATAATGGTCTTTGTGTTTATTATGTGTTCTATCATATTGTGGTAACTTATCATAATCATGACCATCTTTCTTAGCAAGTTCTTTTGCTCTTTGCAAATGATAGTAGCTCTTATCACCTGCTGTTTTTCCGATTGACTCTTTTTGAGTATCAGATGTTATAGCTTTCGCTGTATCTTTTTTCATAGTGACCGGATGTGTCTTTCCACCAAAGTTGAAAGATTTCTTTCCGGCTTTTGCGGCTGCAGCTGCTGCGCCATGGAAGGCGGTTCTTTCATTTGCTGGAATATCTTCAGGTATATGATACTTGAAACTTTCTTCCATTTGCTTCTCCTTTACATCCATACGTGAGTTACGTAGGTTCCTATAGCTGCGGCAACTGCCACATATACTACTTTATTTATAATGCTTACAGTTCTTGAATTATCATCTACAGTCTTCTGTATTTCATCAAGTTTAACTGATAATTTATTTAATCTTTCTCTCATATTTTCATGATCATCTTGTAATGCAATAATTTTTTCTTCAGCTCGAGCTAAAGATATCATTGCATCTGCAAGTTTATCAATTTTAGTTTCTATTCTATCCAAACGTGATTCAGTTGTTTCATTCTGAGCCATCTTAGCATAATCCTTTATAATTTGTTTGATAGTGTCTTTGTCCATAAATATATTTATTTAATGTCAAAAAATTGACACCACTAAAAACTTGACTTGATTTTATTGTCAGGTTTTTGACACTCATCTTGTTTTTCCTTGTCCTCTATACTTTTTAAAACTTCTTCTTTTATTTTTATTCATTGTTGAAAAAGCTGGTTTACGCCCAATAGATGTACCTTTTTTTGTAGGTTCATGTATTGTTACACTCTTAAATAACTTTGGCATTACTCAGCTTTCCATATAGTCCATACACCATAAGCGATTGCTAAGCCTGCTGCAATCTTTGCTAGTGGTGCTAAAAATAAAATCATTAAACCAAGTGCTATTAATACAGCACCGTCTAAACTTGTTCTTTCTTTTATTCTTTTAGTTATCCAATTCTTAATCATTAGTTATCTACCTTTGCTCCTGCACGCCATTGAAAACATGACCAATATCGCGCTTTATGTTTTGGTCCTGGGTTATCACAATTATGTCTAGCACGAAATGATTTTCTTCTTGCTGGATCATCACGTTTAATACTCATATTTGGATCACCAAATCTTACAACTACAACTTTACCACTCGGACCTTTAACGTATACTTTAAATTTTTTATTAGGATTTTCTGAAGTTCTTATAGGATCATTTAACTTAACAGTCTTACCTTGATATTCAGCTTCAGTAATTTCTAAATCTTCATACAGATCATCACATTCACAAATATCATCGATTTCTTCTTCTCTATATTTTTTAAATTTATCCAAACTCATGGCCTGCAATCCTTTTCATTTGTCTGTTAAACTCTGCTTGATCTGGTTTATTTTTATATAATTTTTTTGTAAGACTACTATCTTTCTTACCTTTAATACGATACTTAAATCCTTTTGCTTTATGTTCAGGATCTGTTGTTTTTACAAGTCTTCTTTTATATTGAGCTTCATAAGACTCTGGTCCTTTTGGTGCATCAGTGCCTTCATTTTGTCCAGGCGTTTGTTTCTTCATTAACTTCACAGATTCAGGTGTACCATAATCATATTTGTATTCAGCAACTTCTCTACCTTGTGCTTTTTGTCTAAATGCTTTTCTTTTTTTCGCAGTCGTCGTTCTTTCAACGTCTTGTATCATAGAAGGTTGTTTAACAATCTTTCTTAATTTTTGTAATAAAGATCCTGGCGTTTTATCATCCATATACATATCAGGTAATCCTGCAATCGATACTTTGTAACTACCTTCTGATGTAATTCCTAGAGCTCTTTTTGATAATTCTTTTCTAGTATCATCACGTTTAGCTAACGCATAATGACCTCTTGCTCTTTTTGCTATTTCTTTTGCGCGTTTACCAGTATCTCTCATCCAATCAGGTCTTTGTTTTCTATTTGGACCTCTTAAACCACGAGCAATTTTTGCTTTAGCTTTCAACTTCATCGATAATTCGCCGAATGTTTTTGGCCTATTACTTTGACCAAATAACTTTAATGTATTACCCATAAGCTTTGCTTCTTGTGGACCACGCTTTGCATCAAGATATGCTGCAATAGCCATTTGTCTTCTTTTCTTTTCGCTCTTACCTTTAAACTGTGGTGCTTTAGATTTTTTAAAATCTTTAATGTAAGAACCTATTCCGTCTTTTGGATCTAGTGGCATTATAATTTCTCTATTTTAAATGATGTACCTTTTGCATATATACGTACACCTTTTTCATCTGCATTTGGTATTATATACTCTTTAGCCCATTTGTCGGGATTAGGCCATTGACCTTGAACAATCATTTGGCCTTTCTTATATTTGCCGGCCATACGATCTTCTTCAATATTTTGTTTTACTTGTTCAATGGCTTTTCTTAAACTCATTTCATACTCCCAACTTTTTTCTTAGTACCAAATTGCTTAGTATCTGCTGGACTAATCATACCTTTCATACTTGAACCCGGGTCTGATTTACCATGATAACCTGCAGCTTTCCCTGGTGGTAATTTTTTCATCTTACCTTTTTTCATAAAAGCATCCATTGCTTTTCTTTCAGCATCAGACACTTTATCTTCTTTCATCTTTTTCTTCTTTGCTATGTTAGCAGGATGCAACGGATGTTTAATGCCATATTTAGATTCTGGATTTGGATCAGCCTTTTTCGGTCTACCTTTTAAATCATTAGGATCAACTATAGTAGCATTAGCTAATCTTTTAGTAGCTCTATCAATACCACGCATTCTCATTGCTGCTTTGCGTTCTGGACTTTTCTTATAATCTATATCTGGTCCACCAAGTTGACTTATTGCATCTTTAGTAGCTTGAGATCTACCTTTGAAATATACATCTCTTGCAGCTTTACCAACATATCTTTTTGCAAGACCTTTTGATATTTCTTTAACAGTAGCTTCTTTAATTTTATGAACGCCCGGCTTATGAAACTTATCATGATCATTCTTAATATCAGGATCTGAATGATGAATGAATCTAAAGTGACCGGCATCCGGATGATAACCGTGTGCATACGCTTCATCTTTGTCGATTACTACGTGTGTACCTTTTTTAATAGTGACAGGTCCTCTAGTAAACTGTTTTCTATCATAACGCTTTAACACTGGAACTTTTCCTTTTTTAGTATCAAAAGAATGTTTCCCCATAATATGAGCGTTTTTAATTGTATGAGTCTTTGTTATTGTATGAACTTTTCCTGAACCTTTCTTATACTCATTAAAATCTCGTTTCAAAGCAGCATGATCGAGTTTTTCATTTACTAATTCATATGATTCTTTTTTAGTTTTAGCAGAATGATTTGTATAAACATGAGTGCCTTGTGATCCATAGTCTTTATCATGCTGTCCTGACTTATGATAATTTAAATTGCCTAATTCTTTATGATCATCTGGATGATGTTGCTTTAATGCTTTAGCTATTTGATGATCACTGCCATGGTATGATATTCCTCCACCTGAATGAAATTTAACTTTGGCACCAGTTTTTGCAACGTCTTTTCTAATAAATGGATGATCTTCTTTTTCCACTCCAGCATCTTTAACATGCATTGTAGCTTTATTAGTTTTATCGTAGGCTTCATTAAAACCTTCTTTCTTAGTTTTTCTTTTAGCACCACGAAGATCAGCATCAGCACCGTAATATGTACCTTTACCTTTTCCGATGTATGAATTAACTCGAGCCATTCCCCACTGTTGTGGTGTAGTCCCAGGTCTATGGCCTGTTCTCCAAGCTGCCATACCTCTATTGTATACCTTTTTTAATGTGCCGTAAGATATACCAGATTTAGCTGCTTTCTTTTTGAGTCCTTCATTTTCAAGTAACTCTTCAAACGTTTTGAATCTAAGCATCTGCTTTACTCCTATTTTTAATTTTTCTTACTTTGGCTCGATCTAACATTCTGGCATGTTTCATCTTATCGACCATTTTTTCTCTCTCTATTTTTTTCTTTGCAAGTTCAACGGCATCTTCACCGTACATTCTTCTATACTTTAATGTATGTTTACTTGGCTTTGTCTTCGCACGTGCATCACCAGGCGCCGGCTTATAAGCAGCTGGATTATCATCATCATACTTTGAATACTTTTTAAAATGTGCAAGTCTTTTCTTCTTAGTTGATTTAGATAGTCCACCATAGTAAGGTGCAGGTTGTGTACCCGGTGCTTTCTTAACATCAGGATCCTGTCTTACTTTTTGATTTCCTTCTTTACTTTTTTTCTTTTCAACTAACTCTACGTCATCAATCCATTTTCTATAAGTCCTACCGTTTTGCTCAACAATAACATAATTACTTCCAAGACTGGTAACACTAGCGAGTTCGTCACTGCCCACGAAAGTAACACTATCGCCAATATCAAAAAGATGTCCTTTAACATAGTCCTCCCTTTTCTCGGAGACTGGCTCAAAAATTAATTTATTTTGAAAGTGTTTTTGTTCCTTCAATCCCATTCCTCTTCGTACTTCGTTGTATACTTTTTTAGCTTCATTATTAGAAACACTTCTTGGTAATCCTTGTGAGAACTGTGTAAAATCTCCATCACTTGCTAGTTTTCTCATCTTTGATGCTGACATACCTGAAACATCGTCTGCATCTGGATCACGGTCTCCGGCTGAAATTACATTTATTTTACTAAAGTTGTAAAGGCCGTGTCTACCTTTTTTACCATTATATTTATTTAAGAGTGTTTTAAATTCATTGACTCGATCTGAACCAACTACCATTGAAACATTTTTATATCCATCGTTATAAATCTCTGTAACTGCATCAAAAACATTCTTAACTTTTCTATTAAGCATAACTTGTCTTGCATGCTTAGGAAAAAATTTACGAACTGTTTTGACTTTGTATTTAAAATCTAAAGGATTCTTTTTATTATCCTTGCTTTGTGATAAGTAAACTCGATATGAGTGCTTACCTGATTTTTTGGCCAACTCATTCATTAATTTTTCATG